GGCGTCTTTTTTAATATCAAAAATTACTAAGGAGGTACGTAATGAGTAATATAAAAGTACAATGTATCGACCAGGCGATCGGATTCCTTAATACTCCGGTTATCTCGTCCGGTAATGTAAATTACGATACGATCACTTTCGATTTTTGCTCTAAGTGGGACGGTTATACTAAGACCGCTATCTTTTACCGGACTAAGGACGAGGTATATTATCAGATTCTCGAAAATGATAGTTGTCTCATTCCTAACGAGGTCCTTAGAGAAAAGGGAGTTATCTATATCGGCGTTTTTGGTGTCCTGGGCGATAAGACTATTACCTCCCAGGTATTGAGATACCGGATCGACGAGGGCGCGGTTACCGAGGACTTAAAGCCGGCGGATCCGACTCCGGATATTTACTCTCAGATTATCGCTTTATGTACTCAGATCCGGACCGAGCAGACCGATTTTATTAACTCGTGGAATAAAACGGTAGCGGATACCCGGGACGATATGATTAAGGAAGTCGAGGATATTATTAAAAACGAGAATATCGGGGACGCTCACACTCTCGGAGGTAAAAGTCCGAGTGAGTATGTAACCGGTACAAACGGAATATTTCTTGATGGCGAAACCATTTTATCTTGGGCAAATAATCCAAACGGACAGTATAAAAAGACGATAACAAATGGTTATGCTTTTCCGAGTGACGCGCCCGTACTAGCAGAGGGTTTTTGCGAATTATCTACAGATACACAAGGCAGAAAGCAAGTTATTTTTACTACGTTTAATACGTCGGGTAAATATTTACAGTATGCGCGGAGTATTTTTAACAACGCTTGGTTAAACGAATGGTGGAGTACCGCAGACGGTGGCAATGCCGAAAAGTTAGGTGGCAAGGGTGCGAGTGAGTATATTGCTAAAGACAGTGGCGGAATAGTAACAACAGGAAACGATACACCGATTACGGTAAATAGCACGCACATTAATGACGAGGTGTATATAGGGTATCAGAAACACGGTGCTAATGTCGGGTGGATAGGATTTAAATACGGAAAAGCACACATTTTTGGTGTTGGCGACATTGCCACCACCGCAGACCTTGCGAATTATCTGCCTTTGAGTGGGGGAGGAATTGTAGAAGCACAGACACCGCACCCTTTTGGAATAAAAAATTCACTTACCGCTGAAAGTTGCTATGTGAATTTTAACAGTAAAGACGGTTTACTCGGCTATTTGGGATTTTATTGGGATAAACCAGTTTATATAGACGGTGCTACTTCCTCTTTAAGATATTTACTCCATGAGGGCAACGTAGGCGATTATGCTATGCCTAAGAGCGGAGGTAGCCTTAACGGAAATCTATCGATAAATGGTATTAGCGATACACCGTTACACGTAAATGCTAACTCGGGTTATGACGAAACCTATATCGGTTATTTGGTTGGCAGTACACCGAAAGGATATATCGGTTTTAAAAATGGAAATGCTCACATTTATCAGAAAGGCGATATCCTCCACACTGGAAACTCCTCTCCGATCGTACCGGTTAACGTAGATCCAGGAGTCGGAGCGAGTGTTACTTATGCGGACGGTACCGTTTTATTTGTTTACGAGGAGGAATAGTTATGGCTCGAGGTTATGTTTCGAAAAACGGTAAAGCGTGTAACGGAAAAAAAGCCTATCTCGTAAAAGGAAACCTCACGTATAAAGGTCGTAAAGCCTACGTAGTAAAGAACGGTAAAACTTGTTTATCCTGGTCCGGTACCGAGGCGGGCGAAATGATCGTAACCGAGTCCGGAGTTATTACTATCCCGAGCGGAGTTACTCTCGTAGATATCTTTTGTGTAGGTGGAGGAGGAGGCGCCGGCGGTTGGGCAGACGAAATCGATATCCTACCCTCCTATAGTAATTTTATTCGAGCCTACGGCGGAGGTGGAGGCGCGGGTTATACTTCTACCGAGTTAGACGTTCCGGTAACACCTGGAGAAATCTTAACCGTAACAATAGGAGCGGGTGGGAGAACCGGAAAGTCGTACTATCGATATCGAAATGTATACGATGGTACAACAACTTACGGAACTATCGATGGCGTAGCGGACGGAGGCTCCGGAGGTACTACCTCAGTAAAAAGAGGTACAGAAACTCTTTGTACCGCGGGCGGAGGTTGCGGAGGCGGTAAAGCGCTCCGAGAAAGTCCTTACGGTGGTAACGGGGGAGACGGGGGTTCCGGAGGTTGTGGCGGTGGTTATGAAAACGAGGACGTTATGAACTTGTCATATAACGGAGGCGTGGACGGCGGAGACGGAGATCCGGGTTATTCTACCGTAACCGGTGGATCCGGACAAGGATACACGACTCGCGCTTTCGAGGAGAGTACCGGTACACTCTACGCGAACGGCGGAGACGGCGCCGGCAATTTCGATAGCGCTCTCCCTAATAGCGGGGACGGTGCTAACGTGGCTATCGGTAGCGATATCAACTCTAACGGAACGGTTAATCGTTACGGTGGATCCGGTGTCGTTATTATCCGGTGGAAAGAGCGCGAGATTTAGGAGGTTGGTTTATGTATTGTAATCAGATTTTTAGTATTTTAAAGAAAAAGATCGATCCGGTTATCGAGACTCCGGTCGAGGATCTTCCGATCGAGGAAAGTACCTCGGAAGAAAATTCCGAAGTAAGCTCCTCCGAGGAAAATAGCGAGTCGGTGTCCTCGAGTGAGTCGGAAATCGTATCCGAGGAAATTACCTCCGAGGTAATCGAGTCCGAGGAACCTATCGAGGAGAATTCCGAAAGCGAGTCCCAGGCGGAACCGGCGGAAGAAATTACAGAAGATCCGGAGGAAATCGAGGAGAGTCCGACTTACGTAGTCGCTAACGTGATCGTTTGTAAGAGCTACGAGATCGCCTCCAGGATTGCCCGGTGTGAATTTGGCGAGTCCGCGCTTGCTATCGATACCACTCTTTACCCGGTATCGATCGGGGATACTTACCGAGACGGAGTATTTTACGACTCCCTGGGTAATGTGATCGAGAGAAATCTTACCGAGAGCGAACAGATCGAGGAGCTTACTCGTAAAAATAAAGAGCTTAACGAGATCGTAGGCGCGCTTTTGGGATTGGAGGGGTAAGCTATGAATAATTTACAAGTCGCGGAACAGTTAAGACGAGCGTTACAGTTATTTGTCCGTTCTCTAAGCGATAACGAGGCTATGGAGGTCGCTACCTTATATCCAAAGTATGAGGTCGGCAAGGACTACAAGGTAAATGATCTTTTCAGTTACGGAGAAAACAACGTCGGAGATCCTCAATTATACCGCGTAGTACAAGACCATACCTCACAAACCGATTGGATTCCGGATACTACTCCCGCTCTTTATGTTGCGATCGGTTTAACCGAGGAGGGATATCCGGTATGGAGCAGACCTACGGGCGCTCACGACGCGTATAATATCGGCGATATCGTGGATTATAACGGGATCTTACTTAGATCCTTAATTAACGGGAATACTTACTCTCCGGACGAATATCCGGCGGGTTGGGAAGTAGTAACCGAGTAAATTTATAGTAAATAAGACCGTATAAGTATTACAAAGGAGGCGGTAGTATGAGCGGTCAAAGGCAACCGGTCGAGCTTTTAATGGCGAACGGTAAGAAAAATCTTACTAAAGCAGAGATAAAAGCGAGACTCGAGTCGGAGATTAAGCCGGTAACGGATAATATTACCGCTCCGGCTTATTTAACAAAAAAGCAGAAAGAGGAGTTTTACCGGTATTCCGGTCAGCTCCAAAAATTAAAAATCATGGGAGAGACCGACGTAGACGCGCTCGGGCGATTTATCACGGCTAAGGATATGTACGAAAACGCGGTTAAGCAAATGCGAAAGCCGGAGGTTAAGAATAATCCTTACGCTTTTGAAAAGTGGATCAAGATCCAGGATAAATTGTTTAAACAATGTAGAGCAAGCGCGAACGACCTCGGTCTTTCTATTTCGAGCCGGTGTAAATTAGTAGTCCCGGAGGCTAATAAGGAAGTAAAGAAAGAAAATAAATTCGCCCGGTTCGAAAAACGCGCGGGCAATGAGTAAAGGTTACGCTCCCGTATGGGATAGGGTTACCGAGTACGCGAGTAAGGTCGTATCCGGGGAGGTTATAGCGGGCGAGTTACACGTTCTCGCTTGTAAGCGTCATTTAAACGACCTCAAAAAACAACGTACCGAGGCTTTTCCCTATTATTACGATCCCGCTCGAGCTATGGAGGTTATCGATTACGCCGAGACTCTTACCATAGCCGAGGGCGATAACCCTAGACCGGTATCACTGATCGGCGCCCAGGCTTTCGATCTCGGGTGTACGTTCGGTTGGTTTAAGGTATCGAACGATAAAAGGCGATTCCGTAGGCGCTATAAATGTATGGCGAGACAGAACGGTAAAACGTTCGAAAACGGTATTATGGGTACCTACGTCGGAGGTTTTAGCGGATATAATCACGGTAAACTGTTTACGGTAGCAACAAAGAAACGACAAGCGCGCCTCGCCTGGGAGGAAATGAGTAAGTTTATTACCATTGATCCCGAAATGGAATATAATCCGAGTAAAGATCGCTACGGCTATTTTTCCGTAAAGGATTATAAGTCCGTTATCGAGGCGGTCAATACAAATTGTACTATCGAGGCTTTATCGAAAGAGGCGGGATTAGACGACGGTTTCCGCTCGATCTTTTCCTCAATCGACGAATTACACCAGCATAAAGACAATAAAATCTATAAGGCTCTCTACAATGGTACGCGAGCCTTACCGGAAACTTTAGTATCCATGATTACGACTCGAGGCGATAAACTTAACTCGTTTTGTAAGGAAATGGACGACTATTGTATTAAAGTCCTCCGCGGGATCACGACCGCCGAGGATTTTTTTATCGATATTTATTGTCTCGATCCTACCGACGATATTTGGGACGAAAAAAACTGGATCAAAGCTAATCCGTTTTTATGCCTGGATCCCGAAAAATTGGAGGTACTTAGAACCGACGCTCAGACCGCCCGGGATATGGGAGGATCGGAGTTACGAGATTTCCTTACTAAGTCCCTTAATATGTGGGTTCAGAATACGGACGATCAGTTTATTAACGTCGAGAAGTGGCAGAAATGCGGATCCGAGAGAACGCTTAAGGACTTTACCGGTCGTAAATGTTGGGTAGGCTTGGACTTATCCTCCGGCGGAGACTTAACTACTATCTCGCTCGAGTTTCCACTCGAGAATGACAAGTATTATTTTTATTCTCACTCGTTCATGCCGAGGGGACGTCTCGAGGAACATATCGAGACCGATCTCGCTCCGTATGATATTTGGGAGGCTATGGAACTAATAACGGTTACCGGCGGATCCGGGGATTTTAAGAATGATTATAAATTCATAGTCTCCCACTTAAAGCAATTAAAAGAAGAATTTCAGCTCGAATTTTACGGTATCGGTATCGATCCTCATAACGCGGACGGCGTTCTCTCCGACCTGGAGGAATTCGGTTGTCCGGTTATTGTCGTTACACAATCATGTAAGGGATTAAATGACGCGACCGTAGATATCCAGTTACTCGTAAAATCCGAAAACATAGAGTACGACAAGTTGAACGAGCTTTTAACCTGGAGCTTTGTTAATGCCTCTATCGTGAGAAACTCTTTCGACGAGATCAAGGTCGATAAAAAGCCCGGTCAGCGCTTTAAGCGTATCGATCCGGTGGACGCTTGTATCGACGCTCATGCTTGTATGCTGAAAAACAAACAACCTAACGCGCCGGATCTCGATTCCGAAATGGAAAAATATCTCGAGGCTATGGGTTGGAATGAATAAAAAGGAGGTTTATCATGTGGAGTTTTTAGATCGATTTAAGACCGCGGTCCGGATCCTTAGTAACAAAGGTACCCGAACCACTCTCGAAATGAACCAGTTACTCGATTTTCTCGGTCTCAGCGATACTAAAGAGGACAATCTCTCCGAGGCGACGTATTTCGCGTGTTTAAAGGTACTTTCCGAGTCTATCGGTAAATTACCTCTTAAACTGTTACAGTACAACGACCGAAACGGAGTACGGAACGCGAGAGAACACGCTCTCTATAAGGTATTACACGACCGACCTAATCCATATATGAACGCCTCGGTCTTTTGGTCCACTATGGAGTATAACCGTAACCATTACGGCAACGCTTACGCGTGGATCCAGGGTGCCGGAAAAGGTATTCAGCTTTGGATTTTACCGAGTAATGAGGTCGAAATTTGGTACGACGACAAGTGTATTTTAAGTGACGTACCGGATATTTATTATATCTACTCTAAGGGCGGTAAACTTTATAAGTTTGGCTCCGAGGAGATCTTACACCTTAAGGGATCAAATACTCTCGACGGTATCGCCGGAGTATCCGTCCAGGATCAGTTGAAAATGACTATCGGCGGTAACCTCAAGGCTCAGAAAATGGTTAACAATATGTACGAGAGCGGATTTACGGCAAAAGCGGTTTTACAGTATACCGGAAATCTTAGCGACGAGAATACGAAAACCTTTGTTAAGAATATCGAGAAATATTCTAAGGGCAAGTTAAAGGACCAGGGAGTCGAGAATATTATCCCGATCCCGCTCGGAGCTACTCTTACACCGCTTAACGTAAAGCTCGGAGACAATCAGTTTATCGAGGTTAAACAGTATACCGCGTTACAGATCGCGAGCGCGTTCGGTATTAAGCCGTATCAGATCGGGGACTATACAAAGTCCTCCTACGCGAGCGCGGAGGCTCAGCAGTTGAGCTTTTACGTAGATACCTTGCTTTACATTATCAAGCAATACGAGGAGGAACTTACCTACAAGCTCCTCACAACGGAGGAGATCGAGAGCGGTCTCCATTTTAAATTTAACGTAGCGGTAATCTTACGAGCTGATCTTAAGACTCAGATCGATAGCTTATCGACCGCGGTTAATAGCTTTATCTATACTCCGAACGAGGCGAGAGCTTTACTCGATCTCGAGGCTAAGGACGGAGGGGACGAGCTACTCGGTAACGGTGCAAGTATTCCGGTACGCTACGCCGGCTCTCAGTATGTGGATACTATAAACACGGGAGAACCGGTAGCGGTCCAGGAGGAAACAATCGAGACCGATCCGGCGGAGATCATTTCGATTATTGAGGCGATCCGCTCCGGTAAAATTACCTACGATCAAGGCGTCGCTCTTATTACCGTAACGATTGGTTACGATGATTCGACCGCGAGATCCCTTTTAGGTAATCCGGAAGATTACG